TCTGGCGAGTGATTGGCGATCACTTCGTAGCGGCGACCAGCTTTCACTGCCATCCACAAGGCGCGAGGTTCGCCTAGATTGTACTCGTTTGTAATATGAAAGAGTTTAGCGTCAGGACTAGCTTGTAACCAAGCATAGTCAACATAAGAATAGTGACTAGCATGATTAAAAATAATGCGGTCATATCCGCTTTTAATCTCGTCGTTAACCGTTGGATAGCTCCAGACCAAATCCACTTCATGCCCTTGCTGAATTAAAAAGTCTTTAATTTGTTTTGCATTGAGCCAGTGCAAATTCTGTGGTTCTTTCAGGGAACCCTTGTGAGAATCAATGATTAAAAACTTCATTGCGGCACGAATTCAAAAGCTAGTCTGCCCATTTCGTTTTCGATGACAGCATAGCCTTCGAAAATGATTTTGTCACTGATAACCCAAGTCTTGTAAATATCAATTGGAATCGCGCCTTTGTCCAAGATTGTAAGCAAATGAGTGTTGTTCTCGCCTACATGATTTAGCGTGCATTCCTCAAAAGTTTTTTCCATCCAATCGAGGTGAGATTGGTTGTTTGCGCCAATGATTCTAATAGTGCCAGTCATATTTATTATTTGTCAGAGCTTTTTTCCCAAATTACGAAAGAAAGATTATTTAATATATCTGAAAATTTAATAATAGAAATTTCGTCTTGACGATTTTTGCGTCTATACAAACAATAAAGGGCATCTGAGGATTTGTCAACAATTTTTTTGAAATCAATAATGGATGAGCATAAGCTCAGTAAAGCTTTGCGGCGAACAATCACGAAATCGTTCTCTCTTTCAAAAGCAATATAATGAGCTTTGCCTTTGAGCCAACCGTCATTACCAGCAACATTTTTAAACTCTACCCACAAGAGATCATCAGTGCAATCCTCATCTTTGCGGCTGATTTTTTTTCTTGCTTTTACATCAATCGCGTGCTTTTGGGCTTTCTCATTTTCTAGAAAAACATCAATATGCTCAAGCTGTTCTTTACGAGTGGCTTTGGTGACATTCCACAGCTTGCTTTCTGCAATCTTGGCAAAAAGTTGTTCTGCATCGTTGCCCATTTCAGAGCATTGTCCAGAAAAATCGAAGCGATTACGGTATTTCATGCAAGGCAAAATCGTGGAAAACTTTAAAACCAAAGATTCTTTGAATGGTTTTAATGTATTTGTCTTTTTTGTGTTTGCGATTCACGTTTCCCACTACATATAGTACGTTATATTTTTCTTTTAGCAACTGAAAAATGTCTGCAACAACGCTTTTTAACGTGGAAAGCTTTGATTCTGAAGCGGCAAAAACAAATTCGCAATATTGAGATTGAGGCTTCGATTGAATCATTTCTTGCAGAGTCTCGGGGATTGTGAGGCTTTTTAAATTGAAATCAAAAGCAATAAAGCCAATAATTTTATTTTGTTCTGTAGCAAAAATTATTTTATTTGTCTGAACCATGCTCGTAAAATAGTTTTCCCATTCTGAGAATTGACCAGTAAAAGTCTTAGCTTTTGTGGGAAGCGGATGCGAACGAGTGCGGAATCGGAAGTAAAGTTCGAACAATTGACGCTGTTCTGAAGCATCGCCCAAAAATTCGTGTAATTTATAGTTACACCCTTTATTATTTATAGTCATGCCAATTAACGATAAAATTTCTAGAGATTTAATTGATGTTGAGCCAACAGCGATTTTGGAATTTTATCAACTCTATGCAAATACGGCTGAAAGGCCAGATGATTGCTTTTATTTTCATCCTTGTTCTCTTGGCTTAACTCAACAAATTGTTTTAAATGGTAAATCTTATTTGCCAGTAGCGGTTGAAGTTGAAGATTTTGAAACTAACATTTTTAATAGAATAGTTAGACCACGCATTCGTGTTGGCAATCAAGGACTTATTATTAGCGATATTTTATTAAAAAATAATGATTTTAAATATGCCAAAATAGTCCGCAAAAAGATTTTCATCAAATACGTTGATGATGTTAACTTTGATGGCGGGGTAAATCCATTCGGGATAGCAGACCCCAATGCTGAAATTTCAAGCGAAACCTTTGTTATTTCCCAAAAACTGCAAGAAAATAAAAACTTTGTAGAGTTTGAGTTAACCGCTCCATTTGATTTGGAAAATTTTAATATCCCTGGGAGATTGGTTTTGGGAAGATACTGTTATTGGCAATATCGTGGGGTTGGCTGCAATTATTTTGGCCGTCCTGTTTGCCAAGAAAATGACCAGCAGTTTACTTATATACCAACTGGCAATGCTCCCCTAACTGGGGCAGCTTTTGATTATAATACTTTAAATTTAGAATGGCAAGATGCTACCACTTATGAACCTGGTAGTATTGCGTTTGTAATTACCACAAAAGACCCTTTTGTTACTTTTTATGTTTGCAAGCAGCAGCACGTTTCCTCAGTGAATAACCACCCATCTTTAGACGCTTCTCCTTGGGAAAAAGATGGATGTTCGAAATTAATTTCGGCATGTAGAAAGCGGTTTATAAACACAGGTATTCATTATACTGGTAAAGCGCCAAACGACGTTACTGGTCAAGCGACAGCTTCCAATATCGTGCCACAATCACTAGCGGGAGAAAATAAATCTTCAAATTTTTACTTGCCTTTTGGCGGTTTTCCAGCAACAGATAATTATTCTTATGGAGCTTCCTTCCGCAACAGAACGTAGTTTAAAAAAAGCTTTTGAATTTTGCGCTAACTATTCAAAAAATTATTTCAATACAGAATGTTGCGCTCTTATTGGATTAAAGGGTAAATCACAATATTATGCGCAAATTGTTGCCAACCGTTCTCCTGAGCCAATGAGTTTTTTTACTATTGACCCAGTAGATTATTTAAATTTCGCCTCTCAATATAAAGTTCTATTTATTTTTCACTCTCACCCTCATACAGAATCCTCTTTTTCTGATTTGGATAAAGAAAATTCTGAAGCTGTCTGTGTTCCCTTTTTAATGTACTCTGTTCAAGATAACAAATTTGCACTTTATATTCCCGAAAACCACGAATTAGATGTAAATACACTAACCAAGGCAAAAGGTTTAATATGACAGAAGTTCATTTACATGGTATTTTAGCAAAAAAATATGGCAAAGTGCATCGAATTGCACTTAAAAAGCCTCGCGATATTTTGTTTGCAATGGAAGCTAATTATGATGACTTCCTCAAAGATTTAAAAGATTTAACTCGTAAAAATATTTTTTACAGTTTCGTTGTCAATAACAAAGTTTTAACTAAAAACGAAACAGATGCGGCAGATAAATCAATTAAGAAAATTGATCTGGTTCCTATTATTAATGGCGGAGGGGTTGAATTAATTGTTGGAATAATTATTTCAGTGGCTTCTGCGGTTTATTCTTATGTGCAAGCTGGTAAAGTGGAATATCCCAAAATCCCAGGAGCTTCATCAACTACTTCTGCAAATAGCCGTTCTTTAGCTTTTTCCAATCGAGAAAATTTAACTGAACAAGGGAATCCTGTTCCTTTGGTTTATGGCAGAATAAAAATAGGTTCTGCGGTTATTCAAAGTTCAATTAAGTCTTTCCCCTTGTCAATCAGTTTGTCTCAAGAATTTCAAAATACATCTTCGCGTAATTCCGCTAATCAAAATGCTACAATTGATAATTCTTTAGTGGACAACAATAATGTTCAATCAAACTAATGAAACATTTCTTTACTAAAAATTTTAAATTTCTTGGTGCTGGTGGCGGTCCTCAAAAACCCGATCCTCCTCCACCACCAGTTTTAAAACCGCCAAAATTAGGCGATTTGCAAGCCGTTTCATCTTATGAATATACGGAAAGTATTGATCTTATTTCTGATGGTGTGATTGATGGATTCGTAAATCAAAGAGGTGAGTATGTAAGTGATTTGCAGATTTTCGAGTCTGTTTATTTGAATGATGTACCTATTAGGCAAGCAACAAATATTGATGCGACTTCTGTTGACGAAACTTATGATTTATCTTTTATATCAACTGGTGTAACTGGATTATTTTATCCAAGTGGGTTCTCAAGCGGATTTGCTTTGGTTTCTCCTTTAAATTTAACTGGCATTAGCGGAACATCACCAAATGGTATAAGCTATCAATTCATTTATGGAAGAAGTAATATTGCTCAGAATATCAACTTAACTATTAATTCGATTCCTAATTTATCAAGCCAAAATGATGCGTATAGTATTCAATTTAGTAATTTAAAAGCTAAATTTAATTATGGACGATCTACTAATCTAATTAAAAATTATTTATTGCCATCATTGCCATCTCTTACTGACAACGATTACCCGTTTTTTGCGCTCAAATTAAATTTTGCCGTACAAATAACTACTGGTTCTAATTTTAACTATTCTCTAGATAGTTTTGTTAAAATTAATAATGATATTTCTAATTATGCTTATTTACCCTTGGAGGTTGAGCAAGTTCAAACTTCTCGAATTATTGAAGCGCCAAAGCAAATTAATTTAACATTTTTTTCTGGGCAAGAGATTATTTCTGGTGGGCAAACTGGTCTTCAAAATATTTTAACTGGTTCTAGTTATTTATTTTTATCGTGCGCTCCTGGAGAAAGCGGTTTTGTTTATAAAAATTCTGCTGACGCTTTAATAAATTACCTTAGCGGGGTAGATGTTATCACGCCAAGCTCTAAATTTAATTACGGCAATGCGTCGGTAGAAATCCGAAATGGAGAAGAAAACCAAAGACCATTAAGTTTATTTAATAAAACATACATTGATCAGCAATATAGCCAAGTATTGAGGGGGCCATATAAGAAAAATGCACCAATTTCTACTATTCCAAGAACTGATAAGGATGCTTCATTTGTTGATACAAAGTTCGTTACAGGAACGGGTTCTATTGCGTCTCAAGGCTTAATTAGTCAGAGCTTGGTTGATACTTTAGTAAATTATGATTATATCGCCTCTGCTTCTGGGCATACGGCATTATTTACTCCCCGTGTAACAAAGGAGTCTGACAACATATTGAATAATATAGGAGCGTTCAAATTTCTTTCTTGGGATGTTAGCTCAGACGGCAAATATTACAATGTAAAATTTCGTATTGCTGATAAAATTTATAACGGCACCATGACATTTCAGTTGGAAATTAAACAAAATCCCAACGAAATCAGTTATTTTGCAAAAGACGTAATTTTTGAAGACCTTGGTGGAGGTATTAGACGAATCTCAATTTTTACTCCAAGCAGTAATTCAGTACTAATTAATAATACCAATAAAGTAGGAAATTTTGTTTATTATGGTAAAGCGTTAAGAGCCGCAATTGAAATATTAAAAAATGGAGATGGCAGTGAAGATACTAGAAAAATTAGCAATGGAGTTTCTTTTTCTGATTGGAATAAAGATTATGTCGCGCTCATTGACGAAAAGGCAGTTCCAGTTATTCACGTAGTAAACAATCCAAACGTAAATCAAGTATATGTAACAATTGGAGTAAGAGCTTTAAAGGACACTGCTGAAAAGAAGCTATCTTTATTAAGTAACAATCCAAATGGAAAAGGCGTAAAGGCCACCGTAATTGAACCAGGTAATCCATTCCCATCTCTGGTAAGATTCAAAATCGAAACTGGTTATCAAGATAAATTTGGAAATCAATCAATTTATTGGGAAGCAAGCTATCAAATTAAAGGTTATGTTGAAAGCCAAGCTACTATTGATATTGGTCGCGAAGAAAATGCTAATTTAGATGGCGTATCTGGTAAAAGTTTACTTGATAAATATAATCGTTTTATTTTAGGCACGAAAACTATTGCTTCTCCAATTAATTTACCAGAAGCTCAAGCTGGTCAAATTCGTTTTGTAAAAATAACTCGTTTAACGGCGGAATCTTACTCATCTCTTGTCAGGCGAGAAATATCTGTAGAAAAAATTAGCGAAATCATTAATGTTCCATTTTCTTACCCATTTTCAGCCATTTGTGGGTTGAAGTTAGACGCTCGTTCTCTCAGCGAAATTCCTTCACGCAGTTATGATGCCCGATTTAAGAAAGTTTTCGTTCCCAGTAATTACTTTCCTTTAAAGCCGAATGGTAAAGACAAGCGTTATATTTTGCCGACTGAATTGGCCGCATTTAATGCTTTGCCGTCTAATAGTTTAGACCGATTGGTTTATCAAGGCAATTGGGATGGAACTTTTAAATTGGCTTGGACAGATAATCCTGTTTGGGTTCTTTTTGATTTATTAATCAATAGAAGATATGGTTTAGGTAATTTTATTTCGCCCGATCAAGTTAACTATTGGGAGCTTTATAAAATTGGACGTTTTTGTGATGCCGTTGATTCAGATGGAAAATTTGTTGGTGTTCCTGCTGCTGATGGCGGTTTGGAACCTAGATATGGATTCAATGGCGTAATTGCTGACAAAACTAATGTATTTGAAGCTTTAAAAAGCATTGTCTCAGCTTTTCGAGGCAATATGTTTTATAGCAATTCGGAAATTAATTTTACAAATGATCGTCTAAAACCAATCATGGCATTTTTCAATAATGCTAATGTCAAAGACGGTATTTTTAATTACAATAATGATCGCAGAGATTTAAAATATAATGTAATCGAAGTATCTTTCTTGGACCGAGATGATTTATACAAAGAAAAAATAGAATATGTGGAAGACCCTGACGATATTAAAGTTCGCGGTATTTTAAGAACATCTGCTCAAACTTTCGGTGTGACAAGTCGCGCTCATGCTAAACGCATTGGTGAACACATTCTTTACTCAACAATCAATGAAGATCAAAATGTAGCTTTTGTTGCTAGCAATGAAATTCTTCTTTGCCGTCCTGGAGATTTAATTAGCGTTAATGATGAAATCAAAACATTAAAGCGTCATGTTGGTCGAGTTATTGATATTGACACTGGCAATTATACTTTAACGACAAATATTTCATTATCGTCTTCGGACTTTTCTTCATCTGGTTTAATTCCTGAAATTTCAGTTTTAATTCCAACTGGCAAATATCAAAGCAGCGATTTTTACAATTTAGCTAAAAGTGCGAGCGGACTAAATATTGCAGACGTTTATCAAACTGATATTCCCGTTACAGTCACTTTCCCCGCTACTGGTACTGGTTTGCTAGATAGCCCGTCTGCAATACCTTATGGTTCTGTTTTTTATATTAACCAAACATCTAGCGGCATACCATTATTTAATCAAATAAAAATTGGAACCCCATGTTCAATCACTGTAGCCAACATCCAGCAAGATATTTATAAAATTCAATCAATTAAAGAATTGAATCTGAACGAATATGAAATTATTGCTTCCAAATTTGATACTGGTAAATTTGCAGAAATTGAAGCTTCGGAAACTTTGGATGATTATTTTCAATTTTACAATTCAGATCGCACAACTCAAGTTAATGAAGGTTTCGGGTATAATACTTATGCGGCAAATCAATATCAGTTAACAGGAATATTGCAATTTCAGTCTTTCACAACTGGGCAATTTACTGGTAATTCTGCATTTGATTTCTCTGGTTCTTGGAGTGCTGTTCTAGATGCTGATTCCTATAAGGCGCAGTTATTTAGAAATCTAGATAATGTTTATGAACAAACGGTTACAGGCACAAATATTATAATTGATGGAGGAATTGTTTTAGCATCAGGTAAATCGCCTAAAAGTAAAAATATACCCAAGGTAGAAATAATCGCGCAAAGTGGTCGGCAATATACTTTAAAAGTTCAACCAATTAAAAGCAATATTCAACCTAATTCAATTGGTATAACTCAATCTACTGGCTTTTATGTTGGTCAGCAGCTTGTAGCTTCTAATGGAATTTTTATTGACATTACGCAAAACAGATAATATATAAAAGATAATGCAACCATGCTATCTCTAGTATTAATCGCCAATTTTAATTAACATGTCCACTTCTTCTTCGTCGTCTTCTTCTTCGTCTTCTTCTGCGACATTTTCGCCGTCGTCGTGTCCTTCTGCATCGCCTTCGCCTTCTTTATCTTTTTCTTCATCATCGTCTCCTTCGACAACTCCATCTTCTTCTTCTTCGTCTTCTTCTTCTGCATCGGGTCCATCGCCATCTTCTTCACCGTCATCTCCCTCATCTTCTTCATCAATATCTCCTTCGGCCTCTCCACCGCCAGATGTCCCAGACCCTGATATTTATTTCGAACCTGATGGCCCGCAAGGGACGGGTCTTCTTTCTACTTTTTCAAAATTTAAAGATATTACTTTTAATTTATCTATTAAGGATGCTTATGGCAATATAATTGACGATGATGTTCAGTTAGCTCAAAATTTTTCAGATTCTTTCTATTATAATGCTTCTCTATATACTACTGGTGCTACTACTGGCAACATGTCTCCATATTTAGTTGCAGAAAATTTTATCAGTGACAAATATAGCTTAAATGTTTCTTTTACTCAAGATCAAAACGCTTCTTATTTTGGCTCTTCTGGCGCTCAAAGATATTATAAACTTTTATTAGACCTATATAATAGAGGATTAAAAAGTTCTGCGTTACTCAGCGTTTTTCATTATCCCGCAATCATCACTGGTATTGTTGTTAACGATTTTTATACTCCAGTTGTTATTGGTACTGGGGAGAATGAAACTGGCAATTTAAGTGGTCAAGTTAATTTTGATATTACCTTTACTGGAGGAATTGGCACTAATTATATTGTCAAAAGCTTAGATATTTATACTGGAGCAAGTTCTGGAACTCCAAGTTCATTGAATGGGTTCTCTCTTTTAAAAAATGTATCAGTATTTGACGACTCTCAAACACAAAATTTTATTATTTTAAACACAGAAGTTCCCAACAATACTGGTTTATTTTATAAATTTAGAGCGTATGATGATTTTGGCGCAGGAATTACTTTTGCTAATTCTGTTTCTGGATACCTTGGATATGTAGAGCCTCCATTATTTTTTGGCGTAGCAATTCCTCCTGCGCTTAATGAATATCAAAGAATTACTGGTTACTTCACTGGATTAGATTCTCCAGTTAGAACTACTGGCAGAGATGGAGCCATTGTTTTCCAAGATGACGAAAATTTAGATCAAGATTTTTACGTTCTCAAATCTGGCCAATGGAAAACTCTAGCTATATATGAAGAAATAACTGGTAAATTCGCTAGATTTGTGCAAGCTCCTGCGGTTTCGACTGGATTGGGACAGCTTGGAGATTTTGCTGTTAGTGGGCAATATTTATATACCGCGACTGGAGCAAATAAATGGGGCAGAACCTTATTGAGTGATTGGTATGGGCCGATTGGCTCATTTAGTTGGAGCGGTAGCGGTAATAATGGAATTGCTTATATTTCTTGGACTTCCGCTGATCAAGCTACTGGTTATATTGTTTATAGAGCAGAAACCGCCCTTACTGGAACATATCAGCAAATTTTTAGCGGAACTGGCAATAGTTATAATGATGCAGTGCCAGCACCTGATAATGTTTGGTTCTATAATGTAGCGGCATTTAATGATTCTTACATTTCCAGCGGCACAGCAGCAGCTATTAATGTACCTCCATAAAAATTATGACAGCATATTTTCAATATCCTAATATTCACCTATCTTCTAATTCAGAAGTTTACAAATCTGAAGACGGAGAAATATATAATCTCTTGTATAATGGAGGAAATTTCATAGATTCAGATTTGTGCATTCCGACAGATGAAGAAACAAATAATTATTATTTTTATTCTGGCGATGGAGAAATTTTATGTATTGGAGTGAAAATGCCTTAAATTGCTGATTTAAAGTGTAATTTAATGATATGGCGGCAGGGACTTATAATTTAACTGGCTCAAATTCAATTCAGCGAGGAGCTTGTTACTCTTACTCTATTGATTTAAGCACTTCCAGCGGAGAATACACGCTTTCTGGGTACACTGCTTCTGGCTACTTGCGCCGAAAGTGGGATGGAAGTTTTGGTCCGAATTGGGATGCTAGCATTCTAAGCACTGGTTCAGGCATTATTAATATGGCCCTGACAGCTTCAGATACTTCTTTATTAAGCTACGATGCTTACGAGCAAGAAGTTTTTATTTACCCTCCTGATGGCGGATGCCCTGTAAGAATTATTCAAGGCGATGTTGACGTAGAAGGAGGAGGGTTCCAGTAATGGCAGATATTAATGTAACAATCAATCCTGCGCCATCTGTTTCGGCTCAGGTGAGTGCAGCACCAGAAGTTGACGTAACAATTGGCGACGGTATTCCAAAGCACGCAGTTACTCATGCTCCTGGCGGTTCTGATTCTCTTGAAGCTTATTACGCGACCACAGGTTCGCTGGCTTATGTTAGTGGTTTAACCACTGGAATTGGCAATACTGGTTATTTGACTGGTTACGTTTCAAAATCTGAGACTGGCGATTTTTACCCTGCTTCCAATCCTTCTGGTTTCATTACTGGCGTTGATTTATCTTCTTACGCTACTCAAAGTTATGTAACTGGAGTCAGTGGATATTTACAGAACCAAGTTACTAACTTAGCTAACAGTACTGGGAGTTATGTTACTGGTAGCGTTGTTCGCCCAAGTGAAACAGGAAATTTTATCACTTCTAGCCAAACTGGTCAATTTGTAAGCACTGGCTCAACTGGAGTTTTTGTAACGGGTAGTGTTGTCAGGCCAAGTCAAACAGGAGCATTTTTAACTACTGGAGCTGCTGATGCTCGCTATGCTTTATCTTCGGCAACAGGCAATTTCATTACTGCTAGCCAAACTGGAGTATTCGCCAGCCAAACTTATGTTAATAATGTCAGCGGTCATTTACAAACACAAGTTACGGCAATTAATAATCAAACAGGAAACTTTGCGCTAAAAAGTCAAACTGGCTCGTTTATCACTACAAGTCAAACTGGTCAATTTGTCGGCACTAGTCAAACTGGTTATTATACTGGCATTTTTTATCCTTATAATTCTAATCCTCTTGGATATGTCCAAGGCGCAGTAGTTCGCCCATCTCAGACTGGGGCATTTTTGACAACTGGAGCGGGCGATTCTCGCTACTTCCAACAAGGAAGTAATTTATTAGTTTATACCACTGGCAATCAATTAATTAGTGGAAATAAAAATTTTGTTAATAACATAAATGTTGGCACTCCCAATGGTATTGTTGGTGGTAGTGGAAATGCTACAATCGGATTTGGAAACTACATTTCTGGCGATAATTCGGTGTGTATTGGTTATGCTAATAATAATTATAATGTTAATGATACTATTTTAATTGGATATGCAAATGAAGCTTTAAGTGGTTTATATTACCCGCCAAATGATCCAGAAAATCCGATTTTATTAGACCCTTCTCGTTTTGGTTTTGCTCTTGGCAACCGCGCTCTTATCGCACACAGCGGGGCTGGTATCATTTCAGCAACTGATCCTGGTGGACCATCAAATGAAAAAGTATTAACTTCTGGTGTTGGAACTCTCGTTATTGTCAGTAGCTATGGAACTTTTATTCGCGGAGATGCTTTTTTTGATACTCGTCCAACTTTTAATGGAACGGGATTTTTATTAAGCGGTGAAGGCGGATCGGCTAATACTGGTGAATTGACTGGGGCTTTTTATCCTTTAAACAGTAATCCAAATGGTTACGTTACTGGTAGCGTTGTTCGCCCGAGCGAAACTGGTAGTTTTATTACTCAATCGCAGACTGGAGCGTTTTACCCAGCTTCAAATCCTTCAGGATTCATTACTGGAGTTGACTTGTCAAACTACGTCACTGGTGACGTAGTTCGCCCCTCTGAAACTGGTTCTTTCATTACCATTAGTCAGACAGGGCAATTTGTAGGAGATAGCGAAACTGGTATTTTTTATCCCGCCTCAAACCCTTCTGGTTTCATTACAGGTGTTGATCTTTCCGCATACGTAACTGGAGATGTTGTTCGCCCGAATGAAACTGGTGCATTTTTAACTACTGGAGCGGGCGATAACCGCTATGCTCTTCAATCAAATACTGGTATTTTTGTAACTACTGGTCAAACTGGTAATTTTGTAACTGGCAGTGTTGTACGTCCAAGCGAAACTGGTAATTTTATCACTACGGCGCAAACTGGTCAATTCGTTGGTGACAGCGAAACTGGAGCTTTCCTTACGACTGGCGCTGCTGATGCGCGTTACGCTTTACAGTCTAATACTGGTAATTTCATTACTCAATCGCAAACTGGCCAATTCTACGCAGCCAGTAACCCTTCTGGTTTCATTACTGGAGTAGATTTAAGTTCTTACGCCACCACCTCTTATGTAACAGGAGTTAGCGGCGATTTACAAAATAAAATTAATATAGCTAGCGGATATGCTGTTACTGGTTATAATGATTCCATCACTGGTATTGAGGTCACTGGTAATTTAACAAAAACAATTAATTTGTTTCAGCGTGATGGTGGCGTTTTATCAGCTTCCTTCTCAGATGTGAGTGGTAGTGGTGGAGCCTTGATTGAAAATGCAGTTTACACAACTGGCAACCAAAATATCTCTGGAGAAAAAAGATTTTATAATGAAACCTTCTTTGAGTCTGGTGTTCATCTAAGCGGTAAAATTACATTTAATACGGGATTCTTGCCACAAGTTCTTGATGGCGAAGCTAGCTGGAACAACGAATATGGCACAGTTCAAATTGGAATGAACAATGGAGATGTGCTAAATCCTGTTGGTTTTAAAAGTTTTTATCGCGTTAAGGCGAGCGGCAATATCACCAAAGGCAAGGTTGTTATGGCAGTTGGCTCAGTTGGCAATAGTGAATTTATTATAGCTCAAGAAGCTGCAAATATTGGGCCTAGCGGCGAATTGATAATGGGTGTAGCCGCAGAAAATATAACTGCCGACAGCTTTGGTGACGTTGTTTCTTTTGGACCTGTAAAAGGAGTAGATACCTCCTCTTTTAATTCTGGAGCTATATTGTATTTTGATCCAGCCTCAACTGGCGGACTTACCCAAATTGCTCCTAGCGCACCAAACGCTAAAGTTACAGTAGCTTTTAACATAAATTCTTCCGTTAATGGAACTGTTTTTATTAGAGTTAGTCATGGCTCAAGATTTGGAGAAACCGACAGTAATGTTAAATTTACAGCACTTAAAGATAATGATTTTGTTTCTTATAGTATTGCTAGTGGCTTTTGGTATAATAAGACCTTAACTACTGGCGATGTTTCTGGTATTAATAATTATGTATTAAAAAGCGAAACAGGATCATTTATCACAACCAGTCAGACTGGTCAGTTTGTTGGTGATAGTGAGACTGGAGCTTTCTTAACTACTGGTGCTGCCGATGGTCGCTATGCTCTACAGTCTCAAACTGGAGACTTTATCACAACCGCTCAAACTGGTCAATTTGTAGGAGATTCAGAGACTGGTAATTTTATTACCACAAGTCAGACTGGTGCTTTTTATCCTGCTTCTAATCCTAGCGGTTTCATTACTGGAGTTGATTTATCTGCTTATGTGACTGGTGCCGTTGTTCGCCCAAGTGAAACTGGCGCATTCTTGACAACAGGTGCTGCTGATGGTCGTTATGCATTACAGTCTGCTACTGGCAACTTTATCACCACAAGTCAAACAGGAGCTTTTGCTGCTGCCGCAAACACGGGTGCATTTTTAACTACTGGTGCTGCTGACAATCGCTACGCTCTGCAATCCGCAACTGGTAATTTTATAAATACAAGCCAAACTGGCGCGTTTGCTGCTGCTGCAAATACTGGAGCCTTCTTAACGACTGGCGCTGCTGATGGTCGCTACTATGGTTTAGCAAACGGTCAATCAATCAGTGGTTATGCTATTACTGGATATAATGATGCAATTACTGGAATGTCAGTCACTGGCGATTCCACTAAAACAATTACTCTTTTTCAAAGAGATGGCACTAACGTATCTGCCAATTTCACAGATAATGGCGGTAGCGTTAGTAATGTAGTTTTCACTACTGGCGATCAAACAATTAGCGGAATAAAAACATTTACTGGAACAATTGTAGCAGTTTCAGGCATTATTGGATCAACTAATGCGGTCAATACAGCAAATAATTCTTCCGTCATTGCTGGAAGCACTAACAGAATAACAAATGGTGGTTTAAGCGCAATTTTAGCTGGTTCCGCTAATGTAATTACTGGCTCATCGCCAGCTAATTTACGTTCAGCAATTATTGGCGGTAATAGTTCTACTATAACAAGTGCTGCTGATTCAATCATCTTAGGCGGATTTAGTAATGAAATAAGTGGCAATAGCTACTCTGTTATTGCTGGCGGCTTGAATAATGAAATAAAAAATGCTTCCAGTTCTTTTGCAGTTGGTACAACAAATATTATTGAAAATACTTCATCTTCTGTTTCCGCTTTTGGTTATGGAAACCTAATTAATAGTAGCAACAATTGTTCAGCCTTTGGTTCTACAAATACTATATCTGGAACTAGCGTAGCACACGCTTTCGGTTATGGAACTAAAGCTGACAGATATGGAATAAAAACTTTTGGCTCTGACTATTTTAGCGAACGAGGTGATGCTCAAAATTTTGAAAGAACATTATATGCGAACTCTCAAAATGGAGAAGTTAAAACTCTTTCTTCTGACGCAGAAACAGTGATTCCATATTTCTTTAACTTATTTTATAATCAATCTAGTAAAATAATGCTAGCTACAATTAAAGTTTTGGGAGTAGATGAAGATGCTAATGTTTCTCAATATATGAGAAAAGCTGTTATTTCAGTTGGCTCTACAGGTCTTCAACAAATCAAACATATTGAATCAATCGGCACAGATACAGAAGACGCTGGAAAAATCTTTTTCTCCACAAATGATGCTAATTTAAATACAGGCGATTTTGCAAGCACCTTTTGTATTTTCGGCAGCGGTCTAGCTGGCAATCAAACTCGTTGGATGGCTCACGTAAACGCTATTGAAGTAAATATCCCACCATCATATCCATAACATGATTAAATTATTACCATTTTTTAATTTAAACCTAGCTCAAGCTAAAAAAGCTTATTTAAGAGTTTGGAATAATGCTGAATCTTATCAGGATTTACCTCTAGACCCAGTAAAAATTAAACTTCATCATTTCCATATAAAAGAAGAAATTTTTAAAAGTGCTTCTAGCTTGAGTTTAATTATCGAATATAAAAATGGTTCAAATAAAACATTTCATAGAAATAAAAAAACGGATTGGATTTTTGATCGCCAAAATTCAGATGGTATAAAAAATTACTTACGGCAAAACAAAGATTCAATTTATGAAAATTCTGATTTTGGTAAAAATACTTTATTAAATATTTTAGATGCTCGCTTTGAAGAAACAAAAAAAATACCAAAATCGACATTAGGAACAAAAAATCTAATTTACTATAGTGTCGGCGGCGATTTAAGTTATCTTTCTCTTTTGGAGACTTCTATAGCCTCCATTTTAGAGAAATCTCCAAGTCAAGATTTTGAGTTTTTATTTATTTGCCCTCAATCTTGGCAGGACGAAATATCTAGTTTCTCATGTTTGCAAAATTTTCCATATCATTTTCATACCATCATTGATTCCAACGATGGTGTTGAAATCTCAAAAAATAAAACCAGAATATATGAATTCTCTGGAATTGATAATTTTGCTAAAATTTTATTTTTAGACGCTGATATTATCGCGGTGAAAGATGTAACCGAAATATTCAATGATTCTCTTGAGGAGAACAAATTACATACAGCTTACAGCGAAGGCATTCTTAATCTAGAATCTCATTTAAAACCTTATCATGGTTTATGTTTTTTAAGCGAACAGCGTTACAAAAATATATGCGATAATAATCAAATTGCTTTTAATGCTGGGCAGTTTTTATTTTTGAATTCATTGAGGATGCGTCAGCATTTTTATAATCTTAGATGGTTAATGAAAACATGGCCTGGAGAATATTTCTTTGAGCAGTCTTTTATGAATCATTATTTTTGCGGCTACAATTTAACTGAAAATTCTATTTTTAATAGTAAAGTTAAAATTCATTCAACAACAAACCAAATTAGATATAATCCAGAAATCAAAGATACAGATGTTTTGATTCACTTTATTGCTCCAGCCTTAAATGCAGTTGCGAAGTCTAATTTTATTAAAGAGTATTCCAATGCCTATTTGCCTTAACAGAAAAATAGCATTCATTCATATTCCTAAGACTGCTGGCTCAACAATTGAAAAAGCTTTAGGTTTGCAAAATATCGAAAACTTGTATCAAGAAAAGAAGTTCAAAAACTATTTAGTTTGCCCACAACATTTAACCTGCGATGAACTATCCAATGAGATTGATTTAATGAGCTACGATATTTTCACTATAGTCAGAAACCCTTATGACCGTTTAGTTTCTGAATTTTATCACATGAAAAATAATGAGTGGTTGTTTAAATTACGTGATTTGCCTTTTCAAGATTTTATTTATTCAATTTTAGATTTAGACCCAATTGAAAGAAAATATATTTTCGATGGTCATTTAGAGCCTCAGTGTTCTTTTATAGAAAATTGGCAAGACAAGACTGAAGTATTTAAATACGAAAACTTAATCGAGTGTTTTGAATATTTGGATTCAATGTATGGGCCTTTACAATTTGGTCATGAGAAAAAATGTCATAAAGAAAAAATTTATAATTGGACCTCTGAATTAAAACAAGCCGTTTATTCTTTGTACTGGCAAGATTTTGAAAAATTTGAGTATTCCGCATAAAGCAACTGTAATATAATAAGATGGACCCCAATTTTGTATATCCAGCAATTCTTAAAAATCAAACTGCGCCATCTTACGATGTTCCAGATGGTTCGATTGGTTTATTTGCTTCTGGAAATAAATTATATATTAAGAACTCTAGTCAAGAAATTTCTGGATTAATTGACGCTTCTCAAACTGGTAATTTTGGAGGTGCGGGTGATACTGGCTATTTAACTGGTTATGTTTCCAAAACCGAAACTGGTAATATTGCAGTCGGTACTATTGGTTTAATTTTAGATGGTGGAGGCTCAACTATTACCACTGGTTATAAATCTTTCACAACCACGGCTTTTAGCGGAGAAATTTTAAGTTACACAGTTCTAGCTGATAGAACTGGCAGCATTGTTATTGATGTTTGGAAAG